GTATCGTTCTCAGGCGTTGCTGTACGTGCTGATGTTTTCTCAGCAAATTCAGTAGGGCCAATTCGTTCCCAGTTATGTGCAGCACCTGTTGAGGTTTTGCTCATTACTGTACCGACTAGGCGTGAAGGTTTTTGTTGTGCTAAAAAACGAACGTTATCTTCAAACGTTTCAATGTATGCATTATCAATTGTAATAGCCATTTGAGGCTCCTTAGTATAAAAAATAGTTTTGAATATTTCTCGGACTAAGTTTGTAATCTAGCTACCCGATACTTAAATATGGATAGCAGACCAAAGGTAATGGCTACCTGCGTAATGGTAGTATAACGTATTTATTAAGTAAGTGTAAACTAAAAGTAACGTTCTATAATTCTACTTGTAAAGCGTAAAAAAAAGTAGACGACTGTATAAACCAAGAATACAGCGCCTACCGTAAGTAACAAACCTAAAAGAATCAAATGCCGCACCGCATCAAGTCGCGTATAACCGACATAATATAGGCTTCTTCTGACTCGCATGAGCATTTATCCTGAACAAAATCAGCGAGTATCTCGTAGTAAATCTCGCTTTCATCCATGTGCCTTTTTCCCCTCAACAACCTTGCGAACGTGTGACTCGAATAGTTCACGCTCTGAAAGCTCTTCTTTATGTATGATTTGCGCATCTTCCGTCGCTTTTTCATTTAACCTGCTCTCCTTTTCAATAGAAAGCCTAGCAAGTAACAAGCGCAATTCACCCATACAATTATTTAAGTCAACATAACCCATGGAGTTTATATTAACCGTTTGAGCAAAGTCTCTAACCTTTCTGGCTACATTCATGCGGCATTACCTGCTCTAAGTCTACGTAGGTTCATAGCCTTGTCTTGTATTTCTTTATGACGTGGGTGCGTAGTTTTCCAGTATGGGCCTTCTCGGTTCAACATAATCTCTTTTAACTGTGCGCTTGCCTCTGCCGGTGTCATTACTTGATTGCCGCCATTATCAGACACAGCGTTTGAGCCTTCACCGCCACCAATCTTTTGCGATAACGCATGAAACCATTTAAGTGTCTGACCGTCTACATTACCGGCTTTGGCCATTTCGATAACACTATCAGGTGCGCCAGTTGCTTCAAGTGCTGCTACTGCTTGGCTAGAATTGCGGTCAAATGCTGCACCCCATTCTTTCTTTACACCGTTAATGCTCTCTTGTTGTTGTGCCTGCTGAGTTTCTAAGGCTGTAGCATCAAGTTGAGATACTGATTTAACTAACGATTCAAACTGCTTGTTAGTCATATTAGCGCTTAAAGCTAAGTCTCGAAGGTGATCATAGCTTCCTGTTACGTCTTCTGGCACTGCGTAACCGCTAGCATCTTCTGGCTTGCCCATAGATTTAAAAACGCTATCAAAATCTTCTGGCGTTTCTGGCCTTTGCATCAAGCTAGTTTTGTTCATTAACTTTTGATTAAATGCGTCAATAGCTTCTTGTCCTGCATCTTCACCAGGTATACGAATACTATTACCCATGTGCGACTGTGCATCAAGAAACTGTTTAGCTAGTGAGTTTACATCCTTGACAGAATCAAAAGCCTTAGCGCTTCGAATATCCTCTGGTAAACTTGAACGCCAATCGCTAGTAGTATTAATTTCAGCCTGTACTGCTGCCGCTTCGTTTGTTCCGTTTTCTTCACTCATCATCAATCCTCAACAATTGATTAATATAAATAAATGCTTCACGCTTACCAAGATTGATATGCGTTTCATCAGCATCGCCTTTCACAAAGATTTCATCAGGATTAAGTTGTTCCTGTAAATCTTGTAAAACCTTTTCACCGTTCGGCGTATTAAATACCGCACGATATAAACTTTTTAAATCATCAAAGCTACTCACCTTCCAACTCCTTCTGACCTTTACCAACTGCTTGCATAGCTTCACCGCCCATCTTCATATTCTCGGCTTCAAACTGTGCTTGTTGCTGCTCTGCACGTTGCTGGCGTAATGCTTGTACGTCTTCATCACTATTCAGATAAGCTGCAGGGATATTTAAGTCAACACCTAAATCACGCGCGGCTTTGTCTTGGTTAAATAAGTCTAACACTTCTGGCTTGAATTGAGCAATACCACCCAATAAACCTAAGTATCTTTCAACGTTTGCTATACCATCCATTTTCTGGCTACGTGACAATGAACCAACATATGACACATCAATATCACCGCCATTTTGCTTTAAGCTTTCAGGTAATTCTTTTAGCTGGCCACTTCTAAATAAGATGTTTAATGTACGGCTAATTAATGGGTCAAGTAAATCTGATTGTAAGCGCCCTAATGTTGGGCCTAATGTTCTTTGCATTAACTCCATACGCGCCATAGTCTCTGTCGCTGTCATTGCTGGCGAGTCTTTAAGCTGTAGTTGGTCCATGTAAAAAGCTTTTTGAATAGCCTGAACTAAATCACTCTTTTGTAACTGACT